TCATCGCCACAGTCGGCAGCGTCGCGATGATGAGTCGCAGCATCGGCAAGCAGGTCATCGCCACAGTCGGCAGCGTCGCGATGATGAGTGCGATTCGTGTCTTTCTGTTGAGCCTTATCGCTACGGCCAGCAGTTCCGCGACGATGAGTCGTAGCATTGGCAAGCAAATCGTCGTCACAGTCGGCAGCGTCGCGACGATGAGTCGCAACATCGGCAAGCAGGTCATCGCCACAGTCGGCGGCGCTGCGACGATGAGTCGCAACATCGGCAAGCAGGTCATTGTCACAGTCGGCGGCGCTGCGACGATGAGTCGCAGCATCGGCAAGATCATGACGGCAAGTGCATCGAGCCTTTCATCGCTTATTACAAGTATCGTTGTGCAGATCGTTGCGCGACGGTTTGATATGCCAGAGCGTGTCATTGAATTTGACATGCCGGAGGTGAATGTATGAGCGGAATGCATGTGGCATCCAACGTAAGGGAAGCCAGCGTCGAGGTGACTGTGTTCCGATGCGGTCAGTATTCATTGTGCGGTTTACCGGGCCACGTTCGGCCATGCGTGCGTTGTCGCGTTGAGCGACTTGGCATAGTCAGCTATTACCACCGCAGTCCAATCAAGCGGCTGTTGTGGCAGATTAGGAGATTGATCAAATGGCAACAGTCTTAACAAATTCTGGCCGAGACATCATCACGAACCGACTAAAAGGTAGTGGCACTGAGCCGTTGTATGTAGGGTGGGGCACCGGTTCGGGCACTGCATCTGCAACCGATACGACATTGTTTACTGAGCGTGACACAGACCTGTCGAGCGCTGGCCCCAACCGCACTGTCGGCACATCCACGCGTGTGACGACTAGCGTCACAAACGACACATATCAGGTTGTAGCGACTCGAACGGCAACCGGTGCAGGCACAGTGACCAACGCAGGTACGTTTGATGCAGCAAGCGGCGGCAACTTGTTCGTGAAAGGCGATTTCACCGGTATTGGCTTGTCGTCCGGCGACAGCATCCAGTTCACAATCAAGCTGCAATTCACATAAATGCAGCCTGCTTCACTTGAATGCAAAAAGTCGCCAACGCGACAACGGGTTGGCGAGGCAATCGCATATAGCGTGCGTGTGCCATCGTCACTTGGCACGCCTAGCTCGCCGCTTGTCAAAGTGTGGAATGAGACGACCGGTACAGACGTGACGGCAGTCGTCATGCCGGTGAACTCGCCAAGTGTGAGTGGCCAGCGTATCACCACGTCCAAATTGCAATCGCTGACGGCGGGGCACGTGTATCGCATTGATGTGCAATTCGACGCAGGCGGCAACACGTTTATTCCCTACATTCGGGTTTTTGCTGATGGATGAGCGCGATTACAAAAGCGGGCGTGACGAGCGCGGCCACTTCGTCAAAGGCGTGTGGAAAGGCGGGCCAGGCCGGCCGTCGCGCAAGCGCGAAACGGCGCGGCTCGAAATCCTTGCGCAAATCGCCAACGAAGAAAGGTGGCGCGCGATCTGCGAAGCGGCGGTCAACGACGCGATCAATGGCGCAGACGGCGCAACGCGCGACCGTGGCCGGCGATGGATTGCCGAATACCTTATCGGCAAACCACAGCAAACAATCAATTTGCGAGCCGTCGAGGGGGACGCCTGGGACGAATATTCAGAGCTCAGCGACGACGAACTCCGCGCGATTGCCAACAGCGAAGATCGCGAAGGCGATCTTGGCAGCGCGCGAATGGAAGAGGCAACATCGAGCAAGGCAGGAGCTGGCACGTCGCCATCTGATTGACTTTGCTTTGTTCGTTGATCGAACCTATCGCGCTGCGCCCCACTTGGCAGAGATAGCTGGATGGCTGGAGCGAGTGGAGTGCGGCGAAATCAAGCGTCTGATGATTTTTGCGCCACCAAGGCATGGCAAAAGCAGGTTAGTAAGCGAGTTATTCCCTGCGTGGTGGCTGGGGCGTGATCCGTCTCAGCAATTCATTGTTGCCAGTCACACGGCTGAGTTAGCTGAGACATTTAGTCGCAACGTGCGCAACATGATTGATACCGAGATGTATGCAGACGCCTTCCCTGGTGTTGTCTTGAGCAGCGACAGCAAAGCTGTTCAGCAGTGGACGCTTGAAGGCTTCACGCGGCCGTCGTTCATCGCGGTTGGCGTTGGCGGTTCGCCGACTGGCAAAGGTGCTACGTGCATGATCGTTGATGATCCGATCGGAAAGGCTGAAGAGGCGGACAGTCAATTGCAACGTGAGCATTTGTATACCTGGTATACGCAGACTATGCGCCCCCGTCTTGAGCCATCCGGCGCGATCATCCTCATGATGCAGCGTTGGCATGAGGACGATCTAGCCGGGCGACTATTGCGCGACGCCCAACGCGACGGTGAGCAGTGGCACGTCGTCAGCATGCCAGCGATCAACAATGCAGGTAAGGCACTTTGGCCTGAGCGCTGGCCGCTCAGTGAACTTGAGGCGATTCGTAGCGTGTCTGTGCGCAGCTTCGAGGCTAAATACATGCAGCGGCCACGACCGGCAGAAGGTGCGTTATTCAAGCGCATTTGGTTGCGCACGATTGACGCAGGTAGCGTGCCGCAGGGATTGCGGTGGGTGCGTTACTGGGACTTAGCTTACAGCGTCAAACAAAGCGCTCACAACAGCGCCACTATCAGCGGCGCGATGGATGCCAACGGAACGATCTATCTTCGGCGCGGGTGGGCTGGGCGTGAAGAGACGCCCGACTTGCGCCGGCGCATCAAGATGATTATGTTGTCCGAACGGCGCGACCGGCATGGGATTGAAAAGGCGATGCACGGGGGGAGTATTGTGCAAGACCTGCGGCGCGAGCCGGAATTGCTCAGTATCGCGTTCGAAGCTGTCGACATTGACAGCGATAAAGTCGTGCGTGCTACGCCAGTAGCTGATCGAGCGGAAGCGGGCAAAGTATGCTTTGTGCGCGAGAGTGTCAGCGATGATGCTTGGATCGCCGATTGGATTGATGAACTATGCGCGTTCCCATTTGGCGCGCACGACGACCGCGTTGACGCTGTTTCCGGTGTGTTTGTTATGCTGAGCACAGCAAGCAAAGGCGTGTATTTATGAATATCATTCAACGCATTGTTTCACGCTGGTTCGGCGATGCGCAATTGTCACAAGCAAAGGCTGCCTACAACGTCGTTCCGGTGGGTGTGCAGGGCAGGCCTTTTAGGCGCACTTATGATGCGGCCAAGCTCATCAGCGCTGCAAGAACCAACGAAGTTGTCTACGCTTGCATCAGCACCAAGCAGCGCACTGCGGTTGATCCACGCCTGTTTGTCGAACGACGCCAGAGTGATGGCCGATGGATAGAGATAGACGGTCATCCATTGCGCCGTCTTATCATGCGACCTAATGTTGATATGGACGAGATTGGCTTTTGGCAATGGTTTATTGCCAGCCGTGAAATCTGTGGCGAGTTTTACGCTGAGATCGTCCGATCGTCGAAGAATGGCCCGCCCGTCGCGTTGTATCCTCTCAATCCCGCGCTGGTTGATCCAATTCCTGCTAGCGATGGCACGATCAGCGGTTATCGCTGGCAGCTTGGTTATTTGAAGCAGGACATCCCAGCCACCGACATGTTGGTTTGGCGCAATGTAGACATCGGCAACCGGTGGCGCGGGTTAAGCCCGCTTGCCGTTGCGCTGGGTGCCGTGGCTGGTGATACCGCGCAGACTGATTATGTCAATGAGTTCTTCAAAGTAGGCGGCGTGCCGTCTGGCATTCTGACCATTAAAGGGCGCACGGTGACGCAAACAGAAGCCGATGAAATCCGAGAGCGATGGCGCGCAAAATTTTCACCGTCACTCTCCGGCAACATGAGTGATATTGCTGTGCTCGACGAGAATGCGGATTTCCAAGTGCTCGGCAGCCGTATGAGTGAGCTACAGTCTGAGGAGCTTCGCGGCGTTGCTGAGTCGCGCATCTGCATGGTTTTCGGCGTACCGCCGCTCGTGATCTATGCTTACATCGGTATGCTGCGCGCGATTCAATCCAACTTACGTGAGGCGTGGCAGCAGTTTTGGGATAGCACACTTACGCCCGAATACAAGGCTATGCGTGCTTGGATGACGACGGCGCTGTTGCCTGAGTTTGAAGATGATGATTTGGTTATGAGTGAACGCGTGCGGTGCCAGTGGGATATGTCGCAGGTTGCTGCGTTACAAGATGACGTAGATGGCATCCAAAAACGAGCGCGCGAGAATTGGAGAGCGGGCGGGATCACGCGCAACGAGTTTCGCTCTGTGATTGGTGCACAGCCTATCAGCGATGGCGACGTGTTCATAGATCAGATCAGCCGATCATTTGGAAGTGGATGGGGTAGGGGTAGCGATGAAACGCAACCAGAGGTAGAACAACGCGCTGTTCGCACGTCGCCGCTAGGTAAAAGTGCTAGTACTGCGTTTGCTCAGCGCAAAGCTGATGATGAGGTACGGCGCATTGACCGCAGCCGCGAGAAAATCATTGGCAAGGCGCGTCTCAAGATTGAGTCTTACTTGCTTGACGAATATGAAGGCGCCAGCGATCGAATAAAGCGCGATGGCATTGATGCAGCTACGGTTGGCGCTGACGATGGAACAAAGCTCCAGAACATAATGCGTTCGTTCTATCGTCTTGCTCTGCGTGCCGCTTACGACGATACAAACGTTCTACTTGCCGATCAAGATGTCAGTGTGAGCTTTGATCTCGAGAACCCGCGCGTTCGTGATACTATCAATCAACTACTTGAGCAACTCAAGAACGACATCCCCAATACGACAAAAGAGGAAATCAGAGAATTCATAGCCGAAGGTCTGCGCGAGGGCTGGAGCACGGACAAGATTGGCGACGAGCTGCGCGCTGCTGCGCCTGACCTAACGGCGCGACGTGCTGATACCATTGCTCGGACGGAAGTTGCGCGCGCCCACTCCCGTGGCGCGTTGCTGAGTTATGAAGAGTCCGGCGTAGTGAGTGGTGTGGAATGGAACGCGACGCTCGACAATAAGACCAGTGAGATTTGTCAACGTTTGAACGGGCGTCGTGTGGCGCTTGGTGCGGCGTTTGAAGATGGCATCACTGAGCCACCTGCGCATCCAAATTGCCGTAGCGTCCTTTTGCCGGTAGTGGATTGACGGCGAAGGCAGATAGGCTAGAATCACCCACAATTCAATATAGACGGCCAGAGCGATTACCGCGCGGCCATGTGCATAACCTGCACATGGCCGCGTGTTCTTTTCCGGTTTACACATGGAGATCAAGACAACAACGCATCAGATTAAGTCTATTGATGGGCGCACTGTTACTGGCATCTTTGCTGTGCATGGCAACGTAGACGATGGCGGTGACCGGTCGTGGCCTGGCGCGTTTGCCAAGACATTTGCTGAGCGCGCCGGCAAGGTGCGCTTTCTCTGGGGGCATGACTTTCTCAGTCCACCAATTGCGCGCATCATCAGTCTGCGCGAGGTTGGTCGTGATGAATTGCCTGAGTCTGTTTTAGCCGTTGCGCCTGATGCAATGGGCGGTGCAGAGGTGACGCGCGAATACCTCGACACGCCGCGCGGGAATGAAGTTTTGGACGGCATTAAAGCAGGTGCAATCACTGAGATGAGTTATGCATACGACGCCGTGAAATTTGATTTTGAGGAGTTGGACGGCCGACGTGTGCGCAATCTACGTGAAGTGCGACTGTACGAGGTTAGTGACGTGAATTGGGGCATGAACCCAGCCACACAAGGCAGCAAGACTAGCTGGCTTATTGAACAGATCGCCTACTACATGACTGCACTCAAAAGTGGTGCTCGACATAGTGCCAGCGATATTGAACTCATCAATCAGATTGCAGCCAACGCTTTCGCGCTGGGTGCGACAAATATCAAGCTTATCAGTGACCAGGACGATGACAAGAGCCGAGCCGAGCTAGTCTCACTCACTCGTACACGTCGACGTCTTGCATTGCTTCAGCTTTCTTTGTGAGGTAAATCAACATGAATCCACGAATTAAAACCCTCCGCACTGAGCTTGCAACGTTGACCAATCAGGCAAAAGCGTTGTATGCGGAGATAGAATCCACGCCAGCCGACAAGCGTCGTGCGGAGGATGTACAGAAACTCGACAACCTGATCGCAGAAGGTGAAGCCAAGCGCAAAGAGTTACAGCGTTTGGAGGCTTTGGAGGCCAACGACGAAGCTGTGACTGGCGGCGAATCAGGTGAGCGCAAGACACGCGATAGCGGTGAGCCGCGCCAAAAGACGTGGGGACAGACGGTCATCGAGTCCGATCAGTTCAAGAGCCGCATGAGCCGCAATGATGGTTTTGGGCCTGTCGAGGTCAAGAACATCATTGTGGGCGTGTCGGGCGTGTCGGGTGGCAATCAATACTTCGTGCAGGCGCAGCGTGACGGCGTCTACGCTGCGCCGCGCCAGGAGATTACCGTTCTCGATCTTCTGACTATCCGGCGGACGTCCAGCAACGCGGTTGAATATGTGCAAAACACCACGCGCACCAACAACGCTGCTGAAACTGAGGAGGCAGCCGCCAAGCCGCAATCTGATCTGGTGTTTGCTCTCGTAACGGAGCCGGTGCGTACTATCGCGACGTACCTGACTGCCTCGCGCCAGGTGCTCGACGACGAGCCGCAATTGATGGCAATGATTGACGAGGATTTGCCGTTTATGCTCAATCAGCGCTTGCAGACGCAGATCATCAATGGCAACGGCGCGGCGCCTAACCTGCGCGGCATTCTGAACGTATCCGGCATCGCGACGCGTGTCCACGCTACCAGCGGCGCACGTTTTAGCGCGACGGACACTCGCGCTGACACCATCAAGCGCATGTTGACTGACATTCAGCTAGCGTTTTTTGCACCGGACGGCATTCTTTTGCATCCTGCTGATGCTGAGAAGTTGGAACTGGAGAAGGACACTACAGGACAATACATCAAGGCTTACGACGCTGTTACGCTCCGGATCTGGCGTGTACCTGTCGTGGTCAACACGGTGATTCCAGCGGGCACAGCCTTAGCAGGGGCCTGGCGTGCAGGTGCACGGTTGTGGGTGCGTGACGAAGGTTCAATCCGTACAGGTGAACCGAACGATCACTTCCGGCGTAACCTGGTTGACTTGCTGCTGGAGATTCGTGCTGCGTTTGGTGTGCCGTATCCTGGCGCGTTTGCTCGTGCGACCGGTCTGTGATTTTTTGGGCGACGCTCTGCGTAGTCAATCTTACGCAGAGCGTCGCGAAAGAACAAATACGTGATTACCGACGATTTCTTCATTCCCGAAACCGACATCACTGAGACATTGGCCGACGGTCGGGTGATTTTGGTTGAGCCGGCTGGGATTCCGATTCCGCTTCATCTGGCGCGTGAGCGCGGTTATCTCAAAGATCATCAACGAGCAGGCCCCAGCGAGACAAAAGGGGAGGCGACCGAGGCGACCGAGGCGACCGAGGCGACCGAGGCGACCGAGGCGACCGAGGCGACCGAGGCGACCGAGGCGACCGAGGCGACCGAGGCTGCTAGCAACGTGAGTGTTCGCATCAACGACAAGCGATCAAAAGCCGAGCGCAAATAAGACATGGCCTACGCTAACGTCGCGCAATTGCGGGCATACCTGAAGCAGTTGCCCACGTTGCAATCGTCGCCGAATGCCACTCAGCAGCGCGTTACGGATGACGACGCATTGCTAAGTGACATTCTGGAACGCGCGACCAGCGCTATTGATGCAGTGCTTGAGTTCAGTTTCGCACCGTATGGACCGGCCACGGTGAGGACGATTGCAAGTGCAGGCGGTCGTATGCTGGCGTTGCCTGCGCACGAGGATGGCAGCGTAACCAGCGTGACCAACAGCGGCAGCGTAATCACTGGCTACACCTACATTCGTGAAGGCAAGTACGGTTTTCTGCATTTGTCGTCGGGTTGGCCATGTGCGCTGCTGAGTGTCACAGCGAAATGGGGCGTTGGCCCTGCGCCTACTGCAATTGTCGAGGTATGCCTTGAGCTAGCCGTGAACATCTGGCGCAGTCGTGATCGCGGCATGTTCTCCGACGTGATTGGCATCGAGGCATCCGTCGTTGGCGGTGGCGGCGTGGCCTACAGCGGTGCATTGACGAAACATCAGCAGATGGTGCTAGCGAAGATTAAACGCAGTTATGAAGTGATGGCGATTTAGGTCATGGCTGACCTAAATGAATTCCTTGCGCGGTTAAAGGGCGCTGGCGATCAGGTTGACAAGATCAAACAGCGCACGATGTCGCGCATCGTCATCACCGTGGAGGCAGAATCAAAGCGAAAAACGCCTGTGCGCACCGGAACTTTGCGTCGAAGCATTACCCATCGCGTTGAGCGAAGCGGGGATCGTGGCGTGGTTGGGACAAACATCAAATATGCCAAATACGTGCACGAGGGAACGTCACGTATGCGAGCGCGGCCTTTTTTGGATCAGGGATTGGCAGCGTCGCGCGATTCGATCAAGCGTTTCACGGACAAAATGGGTGCTGAGATTTTGGCATTGTTGGCAGATTAGCAATGGCATACCCGGACGTGGTGCGCAATCTGGTTGAGACCCTTGAGCAAGTGCAAGGCGTCGCAAGTGTGCTGGCCTACGAACCGACTGCTATTGTTGCGACGCCGGCCTTTTACCTTTTGCTCGACCGCGCTGAGCGCATCAGCAAAGGTGGTGTGAGTGGCTATACGTATTCGATTTTGTGTCGTTTATGTTTCAACTGGGTTGACAACGAACAGGCAGAACTTGAGGTGATGCAATTTTTGAACCGGGTTGCGGTTGCCATTGAATCGAGCGGGCAAGTTCAAACGGAATCGTCGCATGGCCTAATGGCGTTGAATCGCGTCGAAGGTGTGTTTGTGATCATTGGTGGTGTGTTGTATCGCGCGCTCGACTTCTATGTTGAAGTAACTGAGAAAGGCATGCGCAGAGGTGAGGTATGAATGACGTTGATGAGGCCGAAGCGCTGGTTGATGCGCAACGTGCAGAGATCACGGAACGGTTGGCAACTAAGGCCGATCACGAAATTTTGATTCGTTACATTGCGGACGAGAATCATTATGGAGCATCGCTGCCGGGCGTACCCGGGCGTGACCTGACGAAAGCTGAATTTATGGCTTACCCTGACTGGCTGCAGCGCAGCATCGTCGTGGTCAAGTTTTACGAATGGAGCTGATACATGGCACCTGCTGAAATCCCTTTCGAATACTTGCTGGCTGCAATAGAAACGACACGCGGCACGGCGATTGCTACGCCGACACGCAACGTAGCGGCGCCTGGCACGCTTATACCGAAAGGCGAAGTCTACTTTCCGCCTGAGGCGCGTGGCACACTTGTAGAGTATTACCGGTCGCAGTCTGTCCGGCGATGGGTTGAGTTTGAGACTGATGACACTGACCTCGACTTGAACGCTATGCAGTTTTGGCTAGCGATGGCTGTTAAGGGTGGCGTCAGTGCGACGCTTGTTGAGGCGGGCGTCTACAAGTGGATTTACACGCCATCAGTCACGAGCGACGATTTGAAGAGCGCCACAATGTGGTGGGGCGATCCAAACATGCAAGTATGGCGTGCAGCCTACTGCATGCTTAATGAATTCACTATTAGTGCAGATGGCAAAGATACAGAAGGCACGAAGTTTGCTTTGAGTGGTCAAGGTCAGAAAGAGGCCAAAGTAACTGCGCCAGCTGCACCAGCCTATGCAACTCCGCTATCCATCTCGCCCGCTTATATGGATGTGTGGCTTGAGCCAAATACAACGAATGCTTACGGCACGACGTTGATTACGTCGCGGGTGTTGATGGTTGAGCATTCGATACCGGTTGGCATGCGATACAAGTTCGGCCCGGGTGGCGTGGTGTCTCCACCTGCCGACGCGCGCACCTTCCGGCGCACTGGTCGTACCAAGCGGCACATGACAACGACCATCGAGCTTGAGTTGCTCGACACGGCGCAATACGACATCTTCGACGCGTTGCACGGCCAGCCGGTGCGCATGCGCACTAAGCACTGGACACAGAACTTGATTGGTGCAACACAGCGCGGCTACTTGCAGGTGGATCACTACGGGCCGCTGCTCGATCTTGAATGGGGCGAATACGAAGAGTCTAACCGCACTGTCAAATTCACGATTCCTTCAATGTATGACTCGGTTCTGGGCGCAGATTTCTCGATTGAGCTTCAGAACGCGACAAATGTTGTATAGGCTATGTTCGTCAAAGAAGAGCGCATCCCGATCTCGCTTGACAGCGAAGATAAGCCGTATGAAGAGCGCAACGTAATTTACATCAAGCCGAAGATGGACTACGGAACAGTGGCGCGAGTCCAAGATGCAGCGGCACGCGTGGAAGTGGACAGTAAAGGTGACGCGAAAGCAACGATGGAGATGCTTGTTGGCTCATACAACGTGGCACTGCTGACCGAAAACATCGTTGGGTGGTCTGGGCCGGCGTTTGAGGGCGTGCCATGCACCGCTGACAACATCAAGCGCCTTGATCCTGATGACCCTTTGGTAAATCGGGTGCTGGCCGAAATCAACGTGCGCAATACCAGGCGGAAAGTCGACCCAAAAGGCTTGTAGCGCGCTGGCAAAAGAAACTAGATGGCAAGCTCAACAAACCTGCAGGTCGCTTCGACTTTTACTTGCTGCTTGCCGATCGGTATCAATGGACACCGCAGCAAATAGACGTGCTCGACGTGGACTACGTTGATGAGATGCTAGCGAAGTTTCAGGCTGAGCAACTTAACTACGAACGTGACAAACGCAAGGCCGAACGTGACGCGCGGAATAAAAAACGGTAATGGCAGTTTCAACCGCAGCGCTTGAACTCATCATCAAATTGCGCGACGAGGCAAGTAAAGGCCTCAGCGCAATTGGCGGCACGCTGCAAACTGCGCTTGGCGTCGTAGGTGGTGGCTTGATCACGAAAGGTCTCGATGCCATCACCGGCAGCATCGGTAACTTGGTAGACAGCATGGTGAGTGGCAATGCAGAGTTTGAACGCTATCAAACTCAGTTTGGCGTTCTGCTTGGCTCGGCCGAGAAAGCAAAGGAACGGCTCGACGAACTGGCAAAGTTTGGCGCATCAACGCCGTTCGAACTTCCCGGGGTAGTCAGAGCTGACAAGATTTTGCAAAGCTTTGGTTTGCACAGTGAAGAGTCGGCCCAGAAATTCAAGTTTAGTGGTGAGCAAATCCGCACAATCGCTGGCGACGTGGCCGCTGGCACTGGTGCATCGTTCGAGGAAATGAGCTTGCTGCTCGGCAAATTCTCAACAGGTGCAACAGGTGAAGCCATCGCGCGCATGGCTGAGCTTGGTATTGCATCAAGAGCTGAACTGGCTGCGCTGGGATTGGAATTCAGCAAAAGCGGTGAGTTGCTCAGCCCACTTCCTGAATCAATGGAAGTCGTTCTAAAGCTCATGCAAAAGAAATTTGGTGGCATGATGGAAGCGCAGTCCAGGACGTTTGAAGGCATGATGAGCAACCTTCAAGATTGGGTGTCGGGCACACTGCGCATCATCGGCCAGCCTATTTTTGAGGTGCTGAAAGACAAGCTCGGCGTACTATTGCAATTCCTGTCATCACCTAGCGTGCAGAACGCAATCACCAACGTTGCCAATCTGATAGCGAATGGAATCGGCCAGGCAATTTCACTCATTACGGGTCTCATTGATTCATTTGGTGCGTCAGGGGGCCTAGAGTCAGCATTCCCCCCTGAATTGATTGCAATCGTGCAAGACCTCGGCACGGCGATACAGAGCATGGTTGCCTTCGTTGTTACAAATCTGCCGACGTTCCAGGCTGTGTTTCAGAACGTGTTTGACGTAGTTACGAGTATCGTTCAAGCACTCGTGCCCGTTGTCAGCACGGTGTTAGATCAAATCGCCAAGTTCTGGAAGGAGAACGGCGACGAAATCATGCAGTTTGTCAGTGAGGCATGGACGACAATCAGTGAGATTATCGCCATTGCGCTTGAACTGATTCGTGCCATCGTGATCCCGATTCTGACGGGCATTGCCCAATTCATCAGCACGCACGGGGATGAGATTCGAGGTGTATTCAGTATTGTCTGGGACGCAATCAAAACGATTGTTGATACAGCACTCAAGGCAATCAAGCTAATCTTGACTGTAGCGCTCAATCTTGTGAAGGGCGATACGCAGTCGGCACTTAACTTGGTGAGGGCCTATTGGGAGAATCTGAAGGGCGCTCTCGAAATCATCGTTAGCAACATGGCAACAGCAATTGCGAACGGCTTCGACCAAATCAAAAATTCAATCGTTAACGCCATATCTAGCGCGTACAACAGCGTGGTTGCGACGCTGAACAACTGGAGAGCTGTGGGTGAGGGTATTGTCCAGGGAATCATCGGCGGAATCAATTCCATAGGCAGTCAGATCACCACAGCTATCGCTAACTACGTTCTTAACGCAATCAGATCGGCGATGGATTCCATCAACAAATTTCTGGCACTTTTTGGTATTGGCCCGCTCCCAATTCCTGGCTTTAGCAAGTCGAGCTTTGGAAGGTCAAGCTTCGGCAATGCTGGTAGTGCAACCGACAAGGTTTCTGTCGGATCGTCATTATCTTTGGCTGGCGCTGGTGCACAGACGATCTACATTGACGCACGCGGTGCTAGCCTAACTGAGTCAGAAATCGAGGCGGCGTTCATGCGCGCACTGAACAAGGTGGCGCGCACGACGGACGTGCGTATTAGGACACGATAATGGCACTCGATCACACAGTTGTCACACTGACTGACAACAATACCTATTTCATCAACCTGCACGACGAAATCAACTATGCACTCGTTGAAAAGGGCTGGAGTCCAGCGATTGCAAAGCGACGACAAGCAAGCGTAGGTGGTCAATGCCCTTTCGAAGATGTTGTCGAAGAAATCAAGATTGACATCTTCGCTACGTCGTATGCGGTGCTCAACAACAAGCTCTCTGATCTCGCGGCGTTGTTCGACCTCGCCATGCTGTGGCAACAAGGTCTGGCAAGCCATTCTGTGTACATGTATGTCGAGCCGCAAGGCACGCCAGATGGTCAGGGATGGTATAGCTTGATTCGTAGCGGGGAAGTGATCCTGCCACAAGACTACGTTGATGGCATCGTGACGCGATCAATTGATAACGTCACGCTACTAATCAAGCGCATGGGCATCTGGACTAAAAATCTTGAAGTGCATAGCAACACAGCATCAGGAACGCCGGCTACTAAGCGCAGCGTAACGATTGGCAGTGCTGTGCAGCCATACAGTCCAATGCGTGTCAGGCTTTCAGGTGTCACGTATGACAACAATTTGTATAACGTATGGAAGACCGGCATATGGGTTATTACTGACGCCGACGCCAATATTGCTATGTGCGATGCCGCTAACTTCATTAACGGCGTGAACGCAACGAATTTCACAAACTCAACCGCATTAGGTGGCAGCTACACGCGTTTGCAAAACGCCGCGCGCATTGACATTCCGGTGCCTGCAACATTTAACAAATCTGGCTTAGTCGCCGTGTTCGCTGCAATCAAACCTACAACGCCGCAAAGTCTCAAGTTGCGCTTTCAACAAACCAACGGAAATATCTCATTTCAGCAAGCAGAGTTTTACGCAAACAGTAACAACAAAGTCACATTCATCGGCGTTTTTGAGTGGAACATATCTACAACACACGTGCGGATCAGCATTCCCGTTTCATTTGGTGGTGAGGTATGCGATATTGACTACGTGTGTCTAGTAAATGTGAGTGACGCAAATACACACATCGTTGAAATTGAAGAACCGGCAATCAGCTACCTCAATCCGCTTCCAACGACTACGTCTGTCATATACCTATACAACAATCCCCTACTAAACCGCACGCCCGTCTTTCATTTGGATGTGAATAACACTGGCAATGAAATCACGTTGGCCCATTACGGAGATGCGTGGCTAACCACAAACGGTACTGTGTGGTTCGTCAATTTGGCGATGAGCAACGGTTCGCTGTATTGGCAACCTTGGAACGCAGCAACCACATCTGTGCAAAACTTGACACTTCAAATCAGTGTTTTGCCAGCGCAGGTTACTTTGAGATGACACGACCAGCATTGATGATCACTGAACGAATAGGCGGCGCACCGATGTTAGATGGCGCACGGGTGTCGTCGCTCAAATTCAGCACCGGCGCGCACGGTTGCGAATCAATGCAAGCTACCTTTCCTATGTCACAAGCCGAGGCAATGCCTATTTATAACGCTGCAGGCATGCCACATGCAGTCATCAGCGCAAACGGTGACATCATTTGGAGCGGGAGAGTTGAAGACATCGAGATTGTGCCGGAAGGATTAGCAGTGACTGCATTCGGTTACTGGAATGCGCTTAGTGACAAGCCTTATACACAATTGTGGAGTGACGTAGATTTGAATCGTTGGCAAATCACTGCCAAACAACAAATCCCAGCACGACAGCCAGATTTGTATGTGAACAATCAACTTGCAAATCAACTCTATACGAGTCTAACCAAAAACGCCACCTATGGCAACATGACACAATCAAATGAATGGCATTACTTGAGACCTCATCTTAGTACGCGTGGCATTGTTACACTCTCGTTCGACTACCAGATGTTTTTGCCTTTCAATTGGAGATTACAAATACTGAGGTACACAACACGATTTTCTGTGTTTGCGTCAGTAATGGAGGTAACTTCGTTTGGCACATTGCTAACCGACACAATTGACGCAGTATTTCCTGGTCACCCGTCTGATATGGTAGGCATTGTGATCTACAACGCAACCGGCGCGAGCTACACTAACACAGCCGAAAGCGGCACATTTTTCTTTCGGGCTACGAATGTGCGAGTCAAGACTACTATAGAGCCATCAATTACGTCGTACACAATCGCCCAAGATTTGCTTTACCATGCAGGTGATCAGTTGGTTGCAGATACATCAATGCTGGGTGAAACAGGGACTGATTACTTTAATGCGCTATATGAAGACGTGCTACCGAGTGACATTCTGACAAATATTGCCAATCTGGGCGACCCAGGCCGTCTAGCTACTCAGTGGGAGGTAGGCGTCAATGCACAGCGCAAGCTTTATTTGAGACCATATGGCTCAGCATCGCGTGAATGGTTTGTTGATGTTGAAGACGCCAAAATTACACGTAGCCTGTCCACGCTTTACAACAGCGCTTACGCCACATATTTATCCCCGAGCGGTAACCAAAAGCTACGCACGCCTACATGGACAAACGACAAAAGTGTCGGTCAATATGGTGTTGAACGTCGCGCAGCGCTCGAATACAACTCGTCATCGTTCATCAACGCAATACAACTAAGAGATGTGTTCGTCAACGACAAAAAAGATATCAAGCCGCGGGCCTCATTTCGTGTAACAAATTTGGATCAGAAATGGCTTGTGAAAGCGGGCGATTACCTCAATATTCGCAATGTGATGATCGATGGTGGAAGGTTATCAAATGTGCGACGCTGTCGCATCGCGCGAACCGAATACGATGTGATGACGGACACGTTGACCATTGAAACAGAAGCACCACTCAGTGCACTTGACTTCTACATCGCTCGTGCTGAGGCACCAATGCTGATCTGAAAAGCTACCAAACAAGGCAGTAGCTTTTAGCGGAAGCGACGGGCGTTGCATTAGTCAATACCTACTTTGCCAACAACGCCCGAAACAACGGGGCCAGCACCGGCTTGGGTTCAAACCGCACTATCCGAGCTGCATCCACATCCACGACGACCTTGTCAAATAGCGTTCGTAAGATTGTATTGCGTTGTGCAGCCGAAGCGCCGCGCCACATAGCTGCCTGATCATTGATGAGATCAATTGCACGTTGAGTGTCATTCGCCTGCGGCACAACCAACAATTCTAGGCGTGCATTCAAATCGGCCTTGCGCGCCTGGTATTTCTCAAACGTGTAATCGCCTAACTCATATAGCTCTTTGGCACGCTCTAATTGCGCTTGAAGTTTGCGCCGCTCGGCAATTACGTCGCGTGCAATATCTGCTTGCGTGACCATCTCGACCACGCGTTGTTTGATTTCATTAGGTAACACCAACAGCGCCATTTGCTTATCAATTTGTTCTACCAACTTTGATTCAGCAACATAGGCATGAGATGATGAACATGGCAAAGCACGATCACGCGACGCGCAGCGATACTTTGGCTTCTCGTATTTGCTTGAATGTGCACGCATAGGTTGACCGCAACCAGCACATACCGCTAAGCCACGCAGTAAGTAAGCGCGGTGCGGTTTCACTGAGCGGCCGGCGCGTTTGCCGCTTCGTTGCAATCTGATACGCTCACACTCAAGCCAAACCGATTCATCAACTATCGGCTTGTGATCGCCCGGCATCCACTCTGTTTGATTTTTGCTGCGCCTTGGGCGCAACGCATCGGTATAGATTGGAACCAAACCGCGATACGACACGTAACCGCAATACCACTTGTTACGCAAGATCGCTAGCACAGTATCAGCAGTAAACGGCTTGCCTTTATTGGTACGCCAGCCGGACGCAGTGACCAATTCGGCAACTTCACGTGCGCTGTAAATACCCAGTCGAAATTTGTCGAAGATCATCCGCACACCATCGGCGTTGGGGGCCGGTTCGCCGTCCACGTTGTAGCCGGTTGGCGGGATTGACCAGTTGCGCTTGCCATGTCGGGCTCGGCGCTGTTTGCCATGCGACGTGAACTCGCGAAGCTTGTCAAGTTGATACGCGCCAAGACCCACGCGAATACCAATTGATAATTTGTCTTCAGCCTTACGCAGCGTGATTTGGCGACCGTCCTCAATGATGATCTTGTCGTAAGCCTCAATCGCACGCAGGTGCTTGATATCATCCGGGTCACGAGTAAATCGGGTGATGTCCCGAATCCAAATTGCATCCCACTTGTCTGCGCGAGCGTCATCAACGATCTGAAGAAGCTCAGCGCGGTCAGCTTCACCGGCACTTACACCGGGCTGACCGTAACGCGTCGTGACTTCATGACCTTCGCGTGCTGCCCATTGTTCACCGCGCTCTAGTTGATCTTCATACGACCAGCCGCGCTCGGCCTGCATGTCGCTTGATACGCGCGGCGCAATGGCGACTCTCATAAACGACGCATAGGTGCGCCAAGAATGGCACGAACGGTATCAGCCAAAGCCGCAACAAGCGCATCGCATTCTGGAGAACGCAGCAATATCTGAAGCTGCTCAGGCGCTACGTGCAATGTAGGCCGTTTCGGCTCGACGTGGATTGCTGTTTTGTGCTTGTGTTTGTGCTTGCGTTTCATCTACCCTCCGGCTGGCCTACAATAGGCGCGATAGCACACTCAATCAAAAACGGATTACGCTTCGCTCGAATCAGCAAGACACCTCCACGGACAAACTCGTAAGCAATGCAATACTGATGTGGGCATCTACCAATGATCTGTCTAGCAAGTTGAAAATACACTTTGCTTACTGTGGTTTCCCGACTCGAGACAACGATTCGCATCTTGCTTTTCTTTGGCCCAATTCTTTCAACCTTAACCTCTTCGCTTTTGAGATCACACGCAAACTTTTCGTCCCAAACTTCAATCGTCACATCAAGCAAACGGCTCAATTGTGCACTGTAAGTCAACTCCTCGCGCAAACGTGCGATCTTGCGCTCTTTGCACACCTCCCCTTTCCTCAACAAGACTGTTTTCTCAGCAGTGCTGACATTCAGAAAGTCACAAACAGCTTTACCGCTGACAACAACTCTTTCTCGGTCATATGTATGCCACACACTCCCATCGCTGACCGAAACAACGATTGCAAAAAGGGAATCCGTCGCTGCAACATACAAACGACCATTCCTTGACTCAACTACAACGAATCTATACAGATCGTTGGCTTTCTCACATGCAGGGAGCACATATTGAAACATCTGTTTCAAAAGAGCAGATTCAACCTTGATCATCTTCTGATGTCCTCCAAACGTATTCGCGGCCTACCCGCTCAATCTCCCCACTCCGCGTAAGCGTCTTGATACATCGGTTGTGCAGAGAAGCACTTCGGTTGGCCCACGGACACGCCTCAAAAAACGCCGCGCGGTTGGTAATCTGGTTCGCGCGCATCCATGCCAATGCACGCTCGAAACGCTCGGCAGACGACATGCCTCGCACCGTAAATACGTAGCGGGTCAGGCCTCCCTTTGTGACCTTCTGTCCGTGGACAGATTCAGATGACTTGAGCAGCGCGCCCAGCTCCGCTACGAGCTTCTGCAATAGCAATCTGTCCGTGGACACATTCAATCTGTCCGTGGACACATTCACGTCCGTCCGTCCGTCCGTCCTGTCCGTCCTGGACATTTGAGACACGGACGACAGCGTATCGCGCGTGAGTGGGGGAGTAGAAACACGTCCAATCTCTCGCGTGGGTGTGCGGGCGCCGATTACCTGTTTCACGATTGCCCTTTTATTGCACGCTCCCACCAGGCGATGACCTGGTCGTGAGGCACGCGCCACCGCCAGCTATTCCCCACCCGCTCAAGCGGCGAGCCGTCGATGGCCTCAATGATGCAAGCCGTCTGACCATACTTTGCATTCTCATGCTGCCAAAGTTCTCGTGACGGTTGCGCCATACGAATGAAGTCATCAAGCAGCGTGAACGAATGCTCAACTTTTCTGTATTGATTACCCTGCCGAACCCAGACCTCGACGATGTCATCGTCGTCTTTGCCATCGCCGTCCGTGTCGCTAAACTGGCCCAGTTCGAACCTGCGCAGCTCTTTGGTTGAACCGGTCAGTTGTAACGGCATGGATTGATTGATCTGACGCAACATCGCCGAAACAAGCTGATCGTTTTGTTTGCGTGCCTCACGCGTCTCTTGAACAAGTTGCACAAACGCACCGGTCATCTCGCGTTGATTCTGTGCCGATTGCTCAGTCAATGCCGAACCCATGCGTCGAACGAAATACACTGCACCGGCGGCGACGCTGAGAGCAGCCAGGATGATGCCCAGGCCCATCATGCACAGCACAAGGGTAAGTGTTAATTCATCTTTGATCTTCGACACAATGTAATAAACGATCAAGCCAATGCCACCTGCGCCGATCAACAACACAAGCAAACCAGTTAGCGTAGCACGCATGATTTCACTTAAATTACCTGGCGTGAGCGTAGTGACGACACCACCGCCATCTGCGTTAGTTTCCATGTCGTAGCCACCTGGGGGCAAAAATCATAGCAAGTGCAAGCGCAATGACGATCAACACAAAACCTACCAATACCAGTAACGGCGATGCGCCAGTAGTGGCCTTTTGCGTTGTCTCACGTGCCGGTGTGACTGTCTCGCTAATCATCGCTGCCTCTGGCTCAGGTGTAGTGATTACTGTCGGATCACTCGTCGGCACCGACGTAGGCGTGCTCGTCTGTGTTGGCGTCCACGTCGGCACCGGCGTAGGCGTACTCGTCTGTGTTGGCGTCCACGTCGGCACCGGCGTAGGCGTACTCGTCTGTGTTGGTGCTTCTCGCGTGAGCACTGCACGGGCAGTTGCTCTTGCCGCTGCTACAACCGCCGTCGCTTCTTCGCATCCGGGCGCAATGCACTCAGCATGAATAGGGCGATCGGCGACCAGTAACAGAACAATCAACAACAAAAAACGCATGACAGCACTCAGCTTATTGCTCTAGCCGCTTAACCTGCACCACACCGGTTTCAATCAAACGACGCGCATCAAGCGGCGTAATGCGCAGCTGCTCAGCGATAATTTGACGAATGATGTACGGCGGTGTGTCAGGTGCAACAATGAAAATGTTGTTCGTCGTTGACACAGGTGGTGTAGACTCATTGCGTTGGCTGATGAGGTAGATGATATAACCCCCTGCAACAACGATCGCCAACGCAAACAGCGGCACAAGCACAATCATCAAGACCAGCAAATCGCTTTGGCGTTCACGCTCAACAACCACCGGCTTCTCAACGGTAACCACGACAGGTCGCTCAATGACAACCGGAGTCGGGATGGCACGCGTATCAAGTTGTTGAGCGCAAGCGCAATTCATCAACAGCACAACAAGTGATGCAATGATTATGCGGATCATTCCTTCTCCTCTATGTCTAACACAGCCTGAATGACGCTCACAGCGTCATCATTCAACACCATGTCACTCGTGAACTGTAAAGTTCGCCAGCCATGCAACGTGGCGAGGTTAAGCTTCGCACAATCGCGCGCGATGCCCACACCGGTGCTGTGACCAGTGCGCTGAGCCTGCCACGTGCCGCCTTGAACCTCGATCAATAGTCGCTCATCCACGAAAGCAAAGTCCCACGTGAATTTACAGCCTGGTATTGCTCGATACTGCCACTTGAAATGACCAAGCCCAACCTGGCGCAAACGCGTTGCCAGATGATCTTCTAGCGTGACGCGCTGGAGTGCCTTGATATGCCGCTGAGCCGCTGTAAGCTTCGTCATATGTTCACCCTGTAGATCGTGCCGTTGCCGATCACGCCAACCTCAATCAGTTCGCCGAGTTGCCACATGCGATTGCACGCAGTCCGGTTGAGACTGGGCACGCCGTAAATGATGCCATTAGCGCGGCAACAAAACCAATTCGGCACATCAGTTGTGTCGTAGCGAATAACGAATCCAGCACGCTGCGCACGCCTGCGTGTTGTTTTGAGTGTTCCCTTGTTCATTGTTGCATCACCGTCGCAACGAGCGCTGGTTGGAACCAAGCCGATAGACATGCCGCAACACACGCTCTAGTTTCTCTGCATGCGGCAGTTGGCAAATCATCGTCATACCAGACGTTCATCGTTGATACTCCTTCATCACATCAACCCATCGCTCACCGGCTGATGTGCATTCCCTGCCAAGTAAGATGTTGTATTCGCAGATAGCAGCGGCAATGCTGTTGTCGTTCGGATCGAGTGGATCAGCCATGATGCGTTCCCAAAGTGCCTGACGCGCAGCGACAGTCTGTACGAGATTGCGCTTGGTTAAAAACTCTATTGCTTCATCCTGGCAACGCATGAGCGCCAAAAGAAGCGGCGCCGCGCCTTGTGTGCTAATGACTGCGTCGGGTCGTCGACGCGCCTCAACTATCTGCAACCCGTCGCGATCAGTCAATACCACGTCGTAACCGCTGCGCTCAAGAGTTTGGATCAGCTGCATCGTCATTCCTCTGGTGTGTTGCCTTCGTCGCCTTCAACGCATCATCGGCAATCTGCGCCGCTTCAGCAGGTGTCTTTCCGTTTTGAAGCGCGAAGTTATAGGCAGCATCCCAAATCCGGCTTTCGTAGGTTTTGACACTGACGAACAAAAGACCGGTGCGGCTTAAGCCGAGACGAAATTTACGCTTTCGCATTTAGTCCTCCATCAGCATCGGCTTGAGGCGCAAGCCGCACCAAAATTTACGGCCGTTGACGATGCGCTTCTCCAGCCCAAGCCGGCGCCATTCGTCGGCAATCGATGTAGACGACTGCGGCTTGTGGCCGGTGGCCTCGCACCAACTGCGATACGCCTGGTACAGTGCATTTGCACCGACCTCGTAGTTGTCACCTCGGTCGCATTGCTCTTCGATAAACGTAGCGGGTATGTCGTTGGTGCGCTCATATCGTTCGTTGGCCGCCTTGACTCGATCGGGGATGATGAACCGGCCACGCGTGCGCAGACGCCGCAAACCCTCCAATGCCCAGTTCAAGATGCCCGGGCCTTCGGTCTTGATGACTTCCTTGATGTCCGGATCGGGCGCAGTAATAGATGGCGGAAACTCGATCACTTGCACACGACGCAGAATGCCATCCGTCGCACCATTGACGCGTGGCAGGTCATTCATCGCCCACAAAATCTTTGCTCGCGGAACGATGGTAAAGGCATCGCGATACTTGCGCTCAACCATGATTGGTTCCCCGGAGATAATCTTGTTGAGAATGTGTGAGCTGCTGAGATAACTAGACGGTTGTTCCGTCGAGACCACCAATGTTTTGCCCGGCAAATCCGACAACGCGAAGCGATTCTTCTCGATATCGCTCAGACCGAGCAAGCCGGCACGCTTGCCAAGCATGACCTGAAACGCTTCGACAATCGTTGACTTCCCACTGCCACGAGGGCCGTGAAACCACAACGCGATCTCGTAGCGCGTGTCGGTGGTCAGCGCATAGCCCGCAAACTCCTGCACCAGATCGGTCGCGAACGGAATGCGATCTTGCAGCACGTACTTGAACGTGGGACAGTCGGCGCCTGGATCGTAGTTAAAAGGCAAGCCGCTGGTCTGGTAATCGAGCGCAGAATGCTCACGTAAGGTCATTGTTGGAATGTGCAACGTGCCGTTCGCACAGACGATCACGTCGAAGTTGGCGTCCCAACAATCGTCGGGGATGATGATCATGACCGATGCAAGCTTGCGCACCGACGCAAGAATGCTGGCAGTCGGTTTGATCTTGCGCGCCTTCGCATTGCATATGACCGTCAACATTTCACTCTCAGCCTCACCTGCTGGCAGTAGGTGCCACACACCGGACGCGTAGCGATAGAACTCGCCCATGCCAAATTTGGTATCAGGATGGGCATCAATCCACTGGCGTGCGAGTTCGTCGTGTGTTGGTAGACGATCGGCGCTGGAATCGATGTCAGAATCAGCTTGTGATTCGGCGTGCGCCTTGTGTGCCTTGCCGTTGGTACTAGCATCGGAATTGGTGTTGATACCGGCGCCAGCACTAGATGCGACGACGCGACGACTCCGCGCGATTGCACTGTCGAGCGCGCTACGCAACGTCTTGTCAACCTCACGCTCGTCGAGGCCTGCGGCGCGACCGGCAGCAGATAGCTCACGCTCGACCATAGCGCGATCCAGTTGACCATCGCGCACGAATGCACCGATCGCGAACGCCTCACGGTTGAGGGTGTCGTTGCGATGGCCTTCAACGGCATGTCTGATGCGATCGGCGGCACTGGACAGCGCAGCCTCGGCATAGCGACCGGCACTGCCAATCTGGCCGTTAGAGCTGCTCGCCAACGACGGCGTAGGCTCAGCTGATGCGAGGGGGGAGGCATTGCTTTTGCGCTTGCGATCGCTAACGAGCAGCTCTAACAACCAGATCGGCAGTTCAGCGATCGGCTCATCGTTGAGCCACTGATAAACGTTGCCAGATGGATGTACGGACGGCGGAGCGACGATATAGCCGCCGTCACCGCGAATGTGGATACGCTGAAAAGGCGTACGGTTACTAATCTGAATGCCGGGATGCTGAAAGATTAGGTGCAACCCACCACCGCCTGTCTGGGCAGTGAGCGTCAGCGTAGCGCCGTGTTGAGCCTCGCATGCGCGCCACTCCGCCAGGGCATCGTCATCGTCAATATCAACAACGACGATGCCGGAGGCCTCGCCGGTTGCTATCCCGATGTTTGGCATGCGATTTGCCGCACGGGTAAACCAGGACGCAAGCTTCTCAGGATCGGTTGTCGCATCCTTGAAACCGTGTCGCGTGGCCGGCTTTTTGGTGCGCGGCTTGAGGGGAAACACCAACCAACCACGCTGCGCATAACCGACGGCAGCGTCAAGCATTGATGATGACATTGCAGTCATTCGGCGGCGTCGGCAGCAACAAGCAATTTGAGGCGGCTGACCTCATCACTCGCAATCTCAAGCTCAAACCGAGCAAAACGTTCGCGCAACTGAGCCTCGCGCAACTGCGTAATCTGCACACGCAGCAAGTCAGCCAGCTTAGCCTCGCGTTCCTCAGCGTTTTTGCCGATAACGTGTCCACCAAGAATCATGTCGCGCTTGCAATCGTCGTAGGCAGCCTGAGCAATTTGAAGACCTTGCCATTCCACTTGCCAAGCCTTGCGCGCGGCTTTGACGCGTTCAAATGCATCATTGATCTGCCTGCCTAGCGAGAAGAGTTTGACAAACTCACAATCCAGCGTGGCTTTTGTTGGTTCAAGTTGCATGGTGCTCCTATCGGGTTGCGTGACGCACTGCCTGCAGCGCAGCATCAATCAGGTCTTTGAATGTGCCATCTTTGACGGCAGATTCGGGGATGTGGACGACGCACCAACCTGCGCTCTGCAGCGCAGCGTCGCGCTTGCGATCTTGGGCGATGGCGTCGGGCTTCAGCCAGTGGTCGGTGTGCCAGGTAGTCTCATCAATCTCGAAGGCAATCATCAAGTCCGGCACAGCCAGGTCAATGTAGTAGCGACCGACGCGCTTCTCGCGCTCGTAGACCACGTCAAACTCGTCAAGCGCGTCGGCAATACGCTTCTTCCAACCAAGCAGCTCTCTCTTGCGCCGCCATTCGGCTAATCGCTCAGCAAAAAACTCACGCCCATGCTCGGCAATGATCTTCTGCGCAGTGACCTTGCCGCCACGCGCCTTAACTTCTGGTGAAGCGGCGCGGCTCGTAGCAGATTGATATTCACTCGTGAACTGTTGTGCGCGTCGCTTGCCGCCTAGTTTGCTGATCTGAATATGCTCTTCCCGTGTAAGGTGTTGAAAGCCCATTGTGTTTCGGTGCTGGCTCCGGGTGATGCGGTTGTCCAAGCCGCATCACCCTTCGCCGAAAGGAGGAGAGGAGAACCCCGTCAGTGAGCGTCAGAACGGAATGTCGTCGTCCGGCATGCCGTTGCCGTTACCGTTGCTGGCTGGCAACGCACGCGGCGCAGGAAGTGCAACAAGCTGTTGGGGGCTAGCGCCGTTGTAGCGACCGGTCGCCAAGTATTCGTCAAGCTGTTTGCGCAACTCAAGGAAGGTGCAGAAATCGTCGCCAGAGACGAAGAACTTGGACACGTCGGCGTCGGCGGCCAGCTTGAGGACAGGGGGCGTGACAGGTGATTGTTCGTCCTTGCCAACCATCCGCGACTCGCCTACCCCAAGCGGCAACCACAACATGAATGTGTGCGGCGTGACGATCTTGTTAGTCTTTTCGCGAATGTACTTGGCTGCCTGCTGGGCAAAGTACTTCGCCTGGCCGACGACGCGAACGGCGTCCTCGACGTTGAAACCTTTGAAAGTCAGTTCCCACAACTGCCGCTTCTCTTCGGCCTTGAGCGCAACGAAATAGGACATCGCCGAGCGGCAGCGCCCATTCGCGCCGGGCAACTGGTCGGGCGAGATGTAACGCGACACAATCAGCCTGACGCGATTGGTCGAATCGGCGGGATCGTCGTATTCGACTGTGAAATAGCGCGGGCTGAAGCCGATCAACGCAATCTCGATTTGCTGCGCACAGCGCATGATGCTGCTGTTGCCGCCAAGATGCTTGACTGTCTCGCGCTTACCAATGTCAGGCGCGCTCTCATCCTCGTCTTTTATCCCGTAACCACCCTGAGCGATGACCGTGCCGCGATGGTACGGGCTTTCGTTAAAGTGCTGAATGCGGCGAAAGCCGGTTTGCTCAAGCTGTTGCTCCTGTACGTCATTGCCGGCCAGAAAAGCATCAACATCAATAATGGTCTCGATCGTATTTGGCGTCTGGTTTGGAGTTTGAGTCTTGGTATTCATCTTGGTTTGTCCTTACTCTCTTTGATTCCCCCGATCTACCTTGCACCCCTTTCGGAGTGCGATTGCCGGAGCCAGGTGCGCGGGGGAAACGCACCCACTCCGGCGAATCGCCTAGTTGGCAATTGCGATCACAGCAATGCACAGCGCGAGAAGCAGAGCCAGCAACAATGCGACAATCTGTAACGCGGTCGTGATGCGACGATTGCGGCTATGCCTGGGCGCATCCTGCACAGCAAGCCATGACGGATAGTGAATACGGTTAGGCTGATGGCGCTTCATGTCTGGATCATCTGCCGAATCAAACCAACATCGCGTCAATCTCGGCCTGGGTGTAACGACCAAGCTTGCGCTGGTTTGATCGCACAGCGACAAAATCCCTCACCTCCGGAAGATTCTTGGTCAAGGCATTGATCTCTTCGATCTCCTTCAACATCTTGGCCGTCTCGAGCAACCGATCAATGATGCGTTTTGCAGCCTCGACGCTGATAGCCGCATTGCCTGTGGTGCTGCCATCGGCATCCAGAACGACATAGCGCATCGTGCGCTTGCCCCCATGCCAGATCACTTCCCGAGGCTCGATCTGATAGCCGTTGTAGGTGATTCGGCCATCACTTTCGTTGGTGTTGATAATCTCTTCCATTGCATCCCTCCCAGGTGCAACAAGCTTTGATCCCGTGCTCGCGTTAGAATCGGGGGTGCGAGCAACCCTTTCATGTCATCCGTTAGGGTGCCTCGTAAGCCCGGCCGCCGCTCACACTGCGCCGGGCTTCACTTTGTTCATGTAACCTCCTTTGCCAGCACATCGCTGAGCGCATCGGTAAACAAGGCGTAGCGAAGCAGCTTGTTGACCAACTCTTGCTTCGAAATACCCACCTGCGCCTTGAGCGCGTCGAGCGCCTGGTTCACATCACCGTCAAGTAACACAGTTTTCGTCGTGGTCTCGGACGGCTTCGCTGCGCGCAGCACCTTGACCAGTCGGGGATTCGGTTGAATGTTGGTCATGTCTATGAATGACGCCTATTGTATAAATCAATTCGTAAAAGTCAATAGGAATTTGTCATAATCTCGGGAATTCATCCAATGAGTTTAAACTTGCTTTTTGTGAGCGGCAGCAATAAATCGTTTGGGGCATGGGTTAGAGAACTACGCGAAAGCCATCATCCACCGATGACTCAATCAGAATACGCAGAGATGCTAGGCGTAGACCAAACCCTCATCAGCAAGATCGAACTTGACCGAATTGAGCAGCCATCAAAGGGCTTTTGTTTTGCCTTAGCATTTGTTGAAGGGCTGCCATTTGAGCTAGTCTTTGAGCGTGCTGGGCTGCCACCTATGAAGCGCTTTTGGGACACCAACGACCAAACAACAAACGAAGATGAAGCAATGCTGAAACGTGCCCTAGCGCGCTTCAAAACACCAGAGGCCCGAGCGCGCGCCATATCTGCCACGTTGGCTATGCTCAATGCTCTAGCGGAGTATGAAAACAAAGCCAACCCCGACATGAGTGGAGTAGGGCAGGGCAAACAACGCAAGCAGAGACCGTGATGCTTCCTGAGCCGGCCCCTACGCTCACCAGAGCCCCTACAAGGCGCCTGATTGCGACCAAAGCCCCCACGATACCTATCGGGCCAGAAACAGGGCTAAAAACGCTTCCTGTTGCGATAGAAGCCCAACCGCGGAGTGGCCGGCATTACCGCTGCGCGTCCCTTCGCAACCGGCCTTACCCGCGCCAAGAACCACGCAACAATCGCAATAGTCCCACCTAGTCGTTACCGTGTAAAACCGTTTGCAAGTCGCACCTAACCCGCACCTAAAAAGGCCTAAGTCGCACCAGAACAATCGTTCTAGTGCGCACTTATGGCATGTATGCTTGCCATAACTGTCGAGAGAACAAAAGTTCTGGTGCGACTTAGGTGCGACTTAGGTGCGACTTGTTTTGAAAAAATCGGCTTTTTTTGGCTTCGGGTGCGACTGGTGCGACTTGAATCTAAACTGATTTTGTAGAGCGAATTTCTGTATATATATGTAAAGTGAGGGGTGTAAAAACGTATATATAGAAACGGTTTTCGCCAAGTCGCACCACTATCACCACAACAGCAGTGGTGGCGCGCTTTTCAAGGCGTAAGGATCGCAATATTTGCAGGTTGTCGCACAAAGGGCGACTATTGCCATAGGCGCGTAAGCGCAACGGATGACATTGCACTCAGAATCGGAACTGACCACGTTGACTTCGTCGCAGATGCAAGCTCTTGAGAAGTGCATTGCGTTCATTCGTCGCGCACTTGAAGTGACTGGCTCGTCGTATTTGACAATCACCGAGATGCACATTCGGCCTGATAAATGCGTGGGCAAGGTTGACATGAGCATCGTGATTGACGACAAAAGCAAAAAAGATTAGGATACGTCCAACGAACTAGCGGCCAGAGCGATTACCGCGCGGCCATGAGTTAATGACTCATGGCCGCGCGGTCGCTTTCCGCCGATTTAAAGCGATTGCATATGACATCAACTGAACTTTCTGCTGTGGCCGGCGTCGCGTTGTCGCTGGCATGTTCGTATGTGCCGGGTCTTTCGACTTGGTTCAACGATCGCTCTCCGACCGCAAAGCGTCTCATCATGGCGATGTTGCTATTGCTTGTCGCCGTTGGCGCATTTGTGCTTTCGTGTATCAACGTTGACGTGGCCGACGCTGTACGTGTTGTTGAGTGCACTCAGCGCGGTGCGTGGGATCTGGTAGCTGCTTACATTGCAGCGCTTGTGGCAAATCAAGCAACGTATCAGATCAGCCCACAGCTACGACGCGATTACTGATTGGCGACGATCGAAAACAGGCGAGAGGGTAGGGGATGCTGAAGGGATCGCCAAATGTTTGAACTGAAGTTCAATCTGTTCGAGGTCGCGTTGCTGTTGTTCATGGTTGCGCTGGCCTCTGCGTTCGTCGTCATTGTCGTTGAGCGACGGCGGGTCGAAGAGCGCATAAATTTGCAGCGTGAGATTGATGAACTGCGCGCTGAGATCAAGACGTTGCAGTTCGTTATCAATCGCCACTTCCCAAACGAGTTGGCGCGACTAGAGGTGGCGGTCTAGAAATCGCGCTGCGTGACACGCTGACGAGCAAATTTGACATGAGTGAGCTGCAATTGCTGGTGCATGAAATCGGGGCAAAGTGGGAAGACATACCTGGTGACACGATTACGGAGAAAGCGATAGGCATCATCGAATGGGCCAAGCGACGTGGACGCATTCAGCAACTCATTCAGATCGTTGCACGGCTGCGACCGGATTAGCGTCATGGTTGTCTTTAGGCTGTCGGTCGGGGTTGTTGTTGTTGCGTTAAGTGCCCTAGTCGCATTTGCGATCGCGAGATTCAACATGAGTCCAAGCGAACTTTGGTTAATGAGCTTTTTGAGTACTGCATCGCACATCGTATTGCAATGTTCGTTGGCGTGTTTGATGTGGCCGCTCAGTTTTTTGCTATTGACCTTTGCGCTCTCCAAGTGGCGCGAGGTTAATCAGGATTCGTAGATGGCCATCGCGACCGACGACTTCAACCGCGCCTCACTCGGTTCCAGCTGGACAAACGCGCTTGGCACGGTTGTTATCAACGCCAGCACGCGTGTCACCGGCAGCGTTTCCGGTGAGAACGATGCGTTCTACAACGCGCTTGCATTTAGCGCCGATCAGTATTCGCAGGCCGTCATCACACCATCGTCGGTGGATTGGGCAGGCGTGTGTGTGCGCACGAGCGTGAATAACGGGTACGTGTTTTACGGCTTAACTTCGGATTGGGAAGTAGTCAAATACGTTGCAGGCTCGTTTACGCTGTTGGCAACGGGATCGTGGACGGCGGCGGGCGGAGATGTGTTGCGGTTGGAGGTTGTGGGAACGACGTTGCGCGCGTTTCGTAACGGCGTGCTCGTTACCACAACGACTGATTCGTCGCTGTCGTCCGGTGCGCCAGGCGTTGCATTATGGGGCGACGATGCGTCGTTCAACGCTTACGTCGACGACTGGGAAGGGGGCGATCTATACAACGAGCTGGTAGACGTGGATGCGCGATTCATGCGTGCGCATCCTGTCTATCGCATGTAACAAGGAGAAACGAATGCCAAGAGGAACATACATTGGACGACTTGACAACATCAGCGTGAGCACAGCGCGCACGTTGGGACAGCTCAACGTCGCGTCAACGGTTGCCGCGCAGGTGACTGAAATCTACATTGACTTCAACTCAACGACGAGCATCAGCATTCGCACGCGCGTGAGCAAACGAACGACAGCGGGAACGGGCACGACGTTTACGCCGGTCAAGCTGTCTGGCGCGGCGTCGGCATCGAGCACATTTACCAACAATCACACTGCCGAAGGCACGGTCGGCGATGTGCTGTTCGACCGCTTCGTGAATTACGTGCCAGGTATGAACTACCTTCCCATCCCCGAGAACATGATCGAGTTGGCGCCGTCTGAGCGTTTGGCGGTTGACTTTCCGACTGCGCCAGGTGCAGCAGTGATCGTTTCTGCGGGTATCGTTTGGAAAGAGATTGGGTAATTCACTGTTGAGCTATGTCGCGCCACGTTTTTCGACGGCCAATTGATCCTCGACGTACGCGCCTACATCCTGCGCTTTATGGCGCCGGTCTGTCTACATACTTTCAGACTCTCGCGGCTACAGCGTCGAGTTCCGCGACGATGAGTCGCAGCATCGGCAAGCAGGTCATCGCCACAGTCGGCAGCGTCGCGACGATGAGTCGCAGCATTGGCAAGCAGGTCATCGCCACAGTCGGCAGCGTCGCGACGATGAGTCGCAGCATCGGCAAGCAAGTCATCGCCACAGTCGGCAGCGTCGCGATGATGAGTCGCAGCATCGGCAAGCAGGTCATCGCCACAGTCGGCAGCGTCGCGATGATGAGTCGCAGCATCGGCAAGC